GGTGATGTTAAAAAGTTTAAAGTGTATGTAAACAACCCAAAGGGAAATGTTGTAAAGGTAAATTTTGGACATGGTGGAACATCGGCTAAAAAAGCAGGTGAAAAAACAATGCAAATACAAAAAGATATCCCATCAAGAAAAAAGGCATTTAGAGCAAGACACAATTGTGATACTCCTGGCCCAAGAACTGGTGCTAGGTATTGGAGTTGTAAAGCATGGTAAAAATTAGGATATATCAAATTTTTTTTGTATCTTAGTGAGGTTATAACATAAAGAAAATATAAATGGCAGAACAAAATAATAGTTCATTTTTCGATAGATTAACGAAACTCTTTTCTACTCAAGCAATCGTAACGGTTGATAAGGATGGAAAACGAACAGTAGTTGATACCGATGATAGACAGCAAAGTGGTACTAATCTTTTTAATTTAAGAGATAGGTACACAAAACTACAAAGGTCTTTTTCTCAAGACAATATGGCAGCTCAATCAATGGCATACCATCAAGTTCGTAGGGAATTGTTTAGAGATTATGATGCAATGGACAATGACCCAATTATCTCATCCGCATTAGATATATATGCAGATGAATCAACATTAAAAAATGAATTTGGAGATGTTGTACAAATTAAATCAAAAAACGAAAAAGTAAAAGAAATATTAGAAAATCTTTTCTATGATATTCTTAATATAGAATTTAACCTATGGTCTTGGACAAGAAATATGGTTAAGTATGGAGATTTCTTTTTACTACAAGAAATACAACCAGGTGTTGGTATTATTAATGTAAGACCACTTCCAGTTTACGATACTGAAAGATTGGAAAACACCGATGAAACTAATCCCAACTATATTAAGTTTAAAGTAAATAACGACCCAAATGGAAAAGGCGAATATGAGAACTATGAAATAGTACATTTCAGATTATTATCAGATACAAACTTCCTTCCGTATGGAAAGGCAATGATTGAAAATGGTAGAAGAATTTGGAAACAAGTTTCTCTTATGGAAGATGCTATGTTAATCCATAGAATTATGAGAGCTCCTGATAAAAGAGTTTTTAAAATTGATATTGGTAATATACCTCCACAAGAAGTTGATAACTACATGCAACGAATTATCAACAAAATGAAAAAAACTCCATTTGTAGATAAACGAACTGGAGATTACAACTTAAAGTACAATATCCAAAATCTAACTGAAGATTTCTTTTTACCTGTTAGGGGTGGTGATAGTGGTACACAAATAGAATCATTAGGTGGATTAGAATATACAGCTATCGATGATATTGATTACTTAAAAAATAAAATGTTTGCAGCTCTAAAGATTCCAAAAGCATATTTGGGATATGATGAGAATGTAAATGGTAAAGCAACTCTAGCTGCAGAAGATGTGAGATTTGCAAGAACAATCGAAAGAATACAACGAACTTTAGTATCTGAATTAACTAAGTTAGCAGTAACTCATTTAGCCGCACAAGGTATTGAGGGAAGTGAAATGGTAGATTTTGAATTAGATTTAGTTAATCCATCTACTATATATGAACAAGAGAAGGTAAACTTATGGAGTGAGAAGGTTAGATTAGTTTCTGATATATCTGCACTAAATATGGTATCTAAAGATTGGACATATAAAAACATATTTAACTTTAGTGATGATGAAATAGATGACCAGAAAGTTCATCTTATTAATGACCTTAAAGATAGGTACAGATATCGTTCAATTGAAGATGAAGGTAGTGACCCAGCAATGGAACCAGACCCAACTGATGTTGAGGATGAATTGGAGGAATTAAAAACTGAGTTAAAAGATAAGGGTGGTAGACCAAGGGAAGGAAATACTTATGGTAAAGACAAACATCCATATGGAAGAGACCCATTAGGTAAAAAGGAAAACCAAAAAGCGTTGAAAAAAACAGAGTCTACAATCAAAAAAGTTGCTAAAGAATATGTTAATGGAGTTTCGGCAAAAAGAAAGTTAATGGGTGAAAACGGAGACTTTTTAGATGACACTAATTTGATTGATGAATAAAAATTTAGGAAATCAAAAATAACTTATATTTATATACGAAACATAATGCCGTATATTGATATATTATTATAGGATAAAAACATAATGAAGAGGGTAAAACATTCAAAATTTAAAAACACAGGTATCATTTTCGAACTCCTAGTAAGGCAAATAACCTTAGAAGTTCTAAATGGTGATACTACTGAGAAAGCTAAAAAAATCGTAAGTGAGTTTTTTAGCCCAAAAACTGAGTTGAACAAAGAGTTAAGATTATACGAACTTCTTATGAAGGAAAAGTATAATTCTGAATCAAGAGCTGAAAAGTTTATCGATACAGTTAACGAAGCTCATAATCGTATTAAACAAACTCAGTTACATAAGGAAAAGTATAATCTTATTAAAAAGATTAACGAATCATTCAATATGGATGACTTCTTATCTTCTCCTATTTCTAATTATCGTTTATTGGCATCTATATATAAGATTTTCGAATCTAAAAAAATGGATAACTATGATATAAAGGATGTATTCAATTCAAAAATTACTCTTATTGAAAATATTACATCTAAACCAGCTACTAAATCTATAAATAAAAAAGATAAATTAGTTGAATCATATAAAAAGCAAGATAAGGATTTAAGATTACTTACTTATAAGATATTAGTAGAGACATTTAACAAAAAGTATTCTAACTTAAATAATGACCAAAAGTTATTGTTAAAAGAATATATCAATAACCTAAGTAATACAACTGGTTTTAAATCATATGTGGAAAAATCAATTCCATCTATTATAAAAGAATTAAAATCAATAAAATCTAAAATAAAAGATAAGGTAACTCAAATTAAATTAGCAGAAACTATTTCCGTACTATCTAAAACTAAGATTGGTAAGAATGTTTCTGATAATCATGTTTCATCAATTATGATGTCATATGAATTGATAAAGGAATTGAAAGTTAAGATATGAGTTTAAAGAAATTAGTTGAAGATTTAATTGAAGAAATTCAAAACGAAGAATTAGAGATTGAGGAATCCTCCACAACTGGTGGTATTGCTGGATATAATACTCCTAATGCGTTTAAAGATACTGATGGTACTGATGAAGATGATGAGGTTGATGATGATGTAGTTAAAAAACTTACTAAATCTACTGGTTATGAAAAAGTTGATGAAAATCGTTGGCTTGAATTAAAAAAAGATGAATCTTCTCCCAAACAAAAAATTGGTAGAGGTATATCTAATGTTACTAAACAACTTTCTGAAATCGAAACATTCCTTAGATGGTATGGTAAAATTAAAAAAGAAGGTGATTTAGATTCAAACCAATATTGGAAAAGAACACAAAAGAATTTGTTTAGAATCAGAGAAAGATTAAACAATATTGTAACATCCATAAGTAAATTATAATCAGGAATTAAACTATGAGTATTACTAAAGACACTATAAAAGAAACAATCAAAACTATAATGGCCGAAGAGGGTGATTATAAAGCATTCTTTAAAAAAGCATTAGAAAAGGCAGGAAAATCAATTCCTTCAATGTCTGATGAAGAAAAGAAAAAGTTTTTCAATAAGATTGATGCTGCTTGGGATGGTAAAGGTGAAAAGAACGAAGGAAACGCGTTTGGTGCTGCCGTAGTTGCTGCTAAAGAAGCTGGAGAAGATGAGTTCGAAGTTGATGGAGAAAAATTCAAAGTGGAAGAATCTCATTCTGATTGTGGATGTGGATGTGGTGGAGTAACCGAAGGTGGTTGTAATACTAAATCAGTAACCGAAGCAAGATTAGGAAAAGTTTTATTATTAAAAGATGTTGAAAAGGGAAAAACTTCAAGTGTAGAGGGTGTTAAACTTTCAAAAGATTTAGCTTTTGAAATACGAACTTTTTTAGAAAGACCCATGTTAAGTAGAAGTAGAACTGGAATTAAGTTAGATAACTCTAAAATGGGTGATGTAATTCCTATGTTAGCAAAAATCGGAATTCATAAAAGATTATCATCTACTGTGAAGCAAGAATTTGCTGATTTATTAAAAAAATATAAATAAGGATAACCATTATGAAGAGTCTAATTATAGAAACAAACTTATTTGAAGGAAAGGTGAATGAAGATTCATCAGGTAGAACCTTAGTTAAAGGAGTCCTTCAACGTTCTGGTGCAGAAAACCAAAATGGTAGAGTGTATCCAAGAGAAGTATTAGAAAGAGAAATTAACAAATACCAAACATTGGTTAAAGAACGAAGAGCACTAGGTGAATTAGACCATCCAGATTCTTCTGTAATCAATTTAAAGAATGTATCTCACAATATTAAAGAAGTACATTGGGAAGGTAATGATGTAATAGGTACAGTTGAAATCTTACCTACTCCATCTGGTAATATATTAAAAGAATTATTAAGAGCAGGAATCCTTTTAGGTATCTCATCAAGAGGTATGGGTTCTACTCAACCAATAAAAGATAACAAACTTTTAGTTGGTGAAGATTTTGAACTAATAGGTTGGGATTTTGTATCCAACCCATCTACACATGGTGCATTTATGACTCCTATGAACGAATCGGTAGTAAGTAAAATTGGTACTGATGTTTGTGGAGATTTTTGTAAAGCACAAAACTTAATGAGAGAAATTATAACGGAACTAGCATAATGAGTAAGAAAAACTTTGACATATACGATTACGTTCACAACAACAAATTTGAATTAAAGGTTGAGAACAAAGTAGGTACTAAGGTATCTAAGGGATATAATGATATTAGAAAAACAAACATCAATGAAATTAAATTCGTAGATGGTAAATTTTCATTATCAGAATCTATTGAAGCTAACAAACCTCTAACAAACGAAGTTAAGAAACATTTCTTAGAAATTATCTCTACATACAAAACATTCCAAGAACAAATGAATAGACAATCTGATATAGTTCAGACTGCTGAAACATTAGGAGGTATTGTAGATGCTGCTAAAACATTAACTCTAAATGAAGCTGATGATTGGTTTGATAAAGTAACTATCAAACGAAATATGAGTGAATTAGAAAAAATGGATACATCATTCGAAAAGGTTGCAACTGAGGCTAAGGCGTTAGATGAGAGGTTACATGCACTATATGAGGATATGGGAAATATCTTAGGAAGATATTACGAAATAGCTGAGATAGATGAAGATACTATGAAACAACGTTTAGGCGATAAGAAATAATACTATGATTAAACTAACCGACTTATTAAAAGAAGAAGAATCATTTACAGCTATAAATAAAGAAACTGGAAACGTATCGGTATTTAAATCTAAATCACATAGAGATGATGCTGTAAAAGCAGGCACTCACTCTGACAAAGAGGGGGATTCTAACGATGCACCAAAAGGTGACAAACCTAATATATTCTCTAAAGACTCTGGATATGATGCACCTGATGATTCGAAGGATGAACCTAAAAAAGATTCAACTAAAGAAAGAGCTGGTAATCCTAAAGTAAACAAAGTTGTTAGAGATAAAGCAAAGAAATTGGGAGTTACTCCACAAAAATTGGGTAAAGAAGAATATGAGAAAAGAATGACTCAGGCAGCCGTTGAAGCTTTAACTGATGCAAACTTTCATTCTGATGCAAGAAAACTAATCTCAGTATTAGAAGATAATCCTGATTTTGCTAAAGACCCTAACGCAGACCCAAAGAAACCAAAAGATATATTCTCTGATGAATACGATGAGTGGAGAAAGAATAGTGTATATTCATCTACGTTATACGATTCATCTGAAGGTACTGATGATATCGCTCATTCTGCAACTGGAGAATCTGGATGGGATGGGGTTGAATCATTAGATGCTATTGCATATGATTTGAAAATGAATGGTAGTAAGAAGTTAGCAGCTAAATTGCAATCAATATTTGAAGGAAAGTCAAGTTTAAAGGGACATCGTTCAATTAGTCTTTCTAGGATGTTAAAAAATGAATCTATATTAGAAACATATAGTGGTAATATATCTGATTTTAAATATGATTTTGAAAAGGCCCTAGATAATATTGGCATATCTTCAAAAGCAATTAAAAAGATTTCTAAAAAAGGAAAACAATTCGAAGTGAGGTTATCATCTTATATGAGTCAAGAATCTTCATGGAAAAAAATTGGTGAAAAGATAGGTGCAGATTTAGTTGATTTTAAAAAAGGTACAATTAATATTGG